GGCAGGGGCGCGTCCAAACCGGTATCCGTCGCGCTGACGGCAATCGACTATTCCGACCCGGCAGCGACCTACACCGTCACGGCTGTTGCCGAGAACGCCGGTACTGCCTGCACCCTGGAGCAGATGTTGTTCATCGTTGGCATTGATCCAGTCAAGAGTTACACGTAACAGCGGGATGGCATGGCCCGTTTTCCCTCTCTGCCAACTAAAAGGAGAATTGAAGTGAACCAGATGATGCAAAGTGGGGTTCCCACCTTTGACGACGCCACAATCCAGAACTTCGCCAATCAGGCGAGGTATGCCGGCGACAGCAAGCTGTACGTGACCTTCTATGTCCGTGCCGTCATGAACAACTTCGAGTCAGCGCAACAGGGCCGGCCCATCTTCAACGAGAAAGAGTACGTTCGCATCGTCGTTCCTGGCGACTCGAAGACGACGGTGGATTGCCCCGTCACCGACGAATTCAGGATGCGTTTCGCCAAGCAATACGAACTGTTCAAGAAGGGCATGGAGCAGGCTGTCACCGGCACGCCGCTGGAGGTCTGGCCGCAACTGACTGTCGGCCTTGTCGCCGAACTCAAGGCCATGCACATCTCCACGGTTGAACAGTTGGCCGAACTGGACGACGGGAAGGCACAGCGCATCATGGGAAGCCACGAGCTTCGTCGCCGTGCGCGTGCCTTTCTCGACGCCGCCCAAGGTGAGGCAGCCAACAACAAGATGCTGGCCGAACTGGAAAAGCGCGATGAGGAGATCAACCAACTCAAGACGCAGATGGCCGAACTGTTGAAGGCCAAGGCTCCCACCAAGTAAGGAACAGTCATGCAGGGGAACGCACTCCAGATTGCCAAGCAAGCCGCGATGGAATTGGGCCTCCCGGTTCCGACCGAGCTTGTGACCTCGCAGGAACAGTCCAGCATTCAGATGCTCGGCTTGCTGGACGCAGCCGGCAACGAACTGTTGAACCTGTTCGAGTGGCAGTTCCTCCTCAAGACCTTTATTCTCAACACCGTCGCCGGGCTTGGCAAGTACGCCATCCCGAGCGACGTGTCCCGCATCATCAACCAGACGATGTGGGACTACGGTAACCGGCGCCCGGCCTATGGCCCGGTCAGTCCGCAGGGGTGGCAAATCCTGACCAACGCGCTGATCTCTGTCGGCCCGTTCGCCCGCTACCGGGTTGTGGATAACTCCATCGAAATCCTGCCGGTGCCGGGCCAGGATAACCACGTCTTCGACTTCCAGTACATCAGCAACGGGTGGGTGCACAACTACCTCGACCCGAACCAGTACACGTCGTTCATCCTCAACGACCTCGACACGCCGCTGTTCGATTTCTGGCTCATGGTCAAGTTCCTCAAGGTCAAGCTGTGGCAGGCCAAGGGGTTGGACGTGACTGCCTATGCTGCCGACTTCACCCGCACGCTCGACGCGCTGACCGGCATGGACCATGGCGCCCCGGTGCTTGGTCTCGCCAACACGTTCAAGACCCCGTGGCTGACGACCTACAATGTGCCGGACGGTAATTGGAATACGAATGCAAACTGATTGCTGGCTCTGGCGTGGCGAACACATCCGTGGAGGGTATGGGCGGAAGCGGGTTGGTGGAGGAAAGCGCGCGATTGTGCATCGTTTGATGTGGGAAGAGCACAATAAGCGGCAGATTCCGGCTGGAATGGTGGTCATGCACAAGTGCGACAATCCGGCGTGCTATAACCCGGAACATCTGGTTCTTGGCACGCAAAAAGATAACGTCCGTGACTGCATAGAGAAAGGTCGCGCTGCCGGGATCGGCTTGCGCGGAGAGTCAAGCAACGTGGCAAAGCTGACTGAAAAGCAAGTGCTTGAAATCAGGGCGAGCTATGCAGGGAAGCAGCACAGTTCCGAAGTGCGCCGTGGACCTACGATGGAACAGTTGGCTGCGAGATATGGCGTGTCGAGGAAGCAAATAGCCAACATCTTGTCCGGCCATTCGTGGAGTCACATTTGATGATCCGGCCTGCCTTCGCCCCCACTCCGCAGATCAGCGGCTCCACAACCGTCCAGGCACCGACTGGAGGGCTGAACGTTTACAGCCCGATCTCCAACATGCCGGAGTCGGATGCCGTCATCATGCGCAACTTCTTCCCCGAGCCATTCGGCTGCCGGCTGCGGAAGGGGTACAAGGAACACGCCATCGGACTGACCGGCGATGTCTGCACCCTCATGCGTTACTCTGGCCGGGATGGAACAGTCAAGCTGTTCGCCGTGGATCAGGTGGGCATTTTCGACGTGACCGACCCCGGCGATTACTCAGCGGCAACGCCGGAGGCATCATCGGCAAATCCGTGGTGGCAATACACCAACATGGCAAACGCTGGCGGCACGTTCCTTATCGCCCTGAACGGGGTGAATGACGGCTTTGTGTGGGCAGCAGATGGCTACCATGCGCTCGTGATTGGCGACGGCGTTGCCCCCTACACCATCAAGGGTGTCGATCCCAAGGTGCTGGTCCAGCCCATCGCCCATCAGCATCGCCTCTGGTTCGTCGAGAAGGACACGACGAATGCGTGGTATCTCCCGCCCGAGCAGGTGTTCGGCGAAGCCAAGTTCTTCGACTTCGGCGGCAACTTCAACCGGGGCGGCTACTTGCAAGCCCTCGTGACCTACACGGTCGATTCAGGCTATGGACCAAA